CGGACTTGGTCGCGCGGACCGCAAGGTGTAGCTTCAATAACTAATTTAGATTAGTCAAACGAGTATATGAAACATAATACATACTATCAAACAATCCTTAACATCCAAAACTTTAACCTCATCTGAAACATTTCTGAAGAGTCTAAAGAATTATTAACATCCTTATATTCTAGCTTAGATCCTCTAACATATTACATGCTTGAGGGTAGATTCGTCAAATCTCCAAAAAAAATAATTAAGAGCTCTGAAAAAGCTACTTCCTCTCAAGAGCTAAATAAGTTACTAATAACTCTTAAGAGACTAAAAGCGGGGAAGAAGAAATCCCTACCGATAGATTTATTGGATGTTATAAAAGCTTATAAAATCCTAGAACAGCAAATGTATCATAACGGGTACTCATCAGCTTCACCGTTTGAAGGATTGAGACTTGGCTCATACACTGACTGTTTAGTGAAAGCGTCCGATAGCATTACAACACTGTTCTTACGCATCCAAAATATACCGGAAGACGAGAGAAAGTGTATATTAAGCCTCTTCCACTCCAGTATATGCATTTACAGACAGTTTCATGTTAAAGCTAAACCCACTGCTGAGACGATAACTGATAAGTACAACGGAACGAAAACACTAGCTGAACTAGAACAGACTTATTTCTCTGAAGCCAACATTGAGTGATTTATAGATAAATTTCTTGATAAATCCAAAATGTGTGACTTCGATAAACTTTTCATTTACTCTGGAAACGCATCCTCTCCAAATTCCGGTCACTCGAACATTAATTATATAAACGATGCGGCCGGACTGTATAAAGATAAGGTCTTGTATCAAAGTGTCAAAGATTTAGCAGGTATGTTTACGAATGGTCAAAAGCTTCACGAATTATTATACGCTATTATTGAGCAGCGTGTAGAAGCGGACCCAATAACTCATCTAGAAGAATTTATATCTCAGAATGAGCACTCTAGAATAGTTACCTTCACCGCACCCGGAGGTAAGGCGAGAATCATTGCAGTCGCCGATTGGGTTACCCAAACGGCTCTGTCTGCCATCCATAAGACACAATTTCAATTGTTACAACTTATACCGGCCGATAGAACGTTCGATCATAAATCCGGTCTAGATATCTATGTCGATGATGCAGATAACTACATCAGTGTTGACTTATCCGCCGCTACTGATAGACTGCCTCGCGTCCTTCAGGCCAAAATCATAGCAGTTATGTATAATAAACTGGGTATGAACGGATACGAGATCGCAAAACACTGGTTATCCAGTGTTGATAGATCTTATACAACGAAGAATTCGTTGCTTGAGAAGACAGCGCCTACGATCCGTTACGAAGTAGGGCAGGGGATGGGTCTATTCAGTAGCTGGTCATCCATGGCCTTAATGCATCACTTCATTGTCCATGAGCTCTGCGGAGTAGAGCAAGCAGATTATAGACTAGTAGGCGATGATCTTCTTCTTCGGAATTCATTGGAGGAGTATGATAAGTATAAAACGATCATGGAAGAACTTGGAGTAAGTGTGAACCCTTCAAAGACATTAGTTTCTACGCAAGCTCCCCATACTCTGGAGTTCGCAAGAAACTATATAATATATGGTCAAAAGATAGCACCTATTCCCTTCGGATGTATATTCTCTTATATAGATAAGAAGACATCAGAAGCAGAAGTTTTCTTCAACTTCCTCGAAGCAATGGATTTCATTAATAAGGAAAGATTATTAGCCTTACTAGATATCAGAGACTTCAAAGAGTTGCATATAATCGCTTACTTCCTCTGGAAGAATAAGAAGACTACCTTCTCTGAGCTGGATAATATAGTCCGAGTAGGTAAACACCTAGGAATAATAATCACTGAAGAACAGTTATCGCACATTAGAGATATTTGCGAAACAGAAGCCCGAAAATCTACGCTTAGGCCTCAGTTCTCTTTCTATGAAACATTGTTATCACAATGTACGATGCGTCGCGATCAAGATCTAAATCTTAAATCGATGATCGCATCTAGCGTTGGCGCATTAGAATATACTGATCCACGCGTTGTGGACTACTGCGATAACATGTATGATAGATTAAGAGCAGCTGAGGCACCTTGTTATCTTCCCGGCCTCGGTAATCCAACTACCACAAAAGTGGAAAGAAAGTTAATCACTGACTTTATTGACTATTTATTCAAAACAGATAAAGCACTTAAATCGTTTGTTTACAAAGCTACAAAGTCCGAGTCTTAGACCGGATCCTTGCGGGTAAGTTACTTACCCGCCAGGTAGTCTCGGAGACCCCCGAACGACCTGAAGAGATCTAAATGATCTCGAAGGTCTTTAAGTATTCCCCATATACGAAGGTAATACTTAGTAACTATTCCAGGGAATTCTGGATCTTTAGGTAAAACTCCATAACCTAAGGTACTTATAGAAGGCAACTATGAGTTTAAAATCTGGAAGCAATAGTACACCGAGTTCACGTAACTCAGGTTAGTAAATGCATTAAGCCCGGAATTATTCCAAGCAAGAGTGGTGACGTTCGGCTTCTCTAGCCCTTTTCAGGGTACTGGTATTTATATATCAAACAGTTTGTTCTGTATGATGTCTACGCTGACTTGATATGAGGCTTAATAGTTGGGGGGCGGGCTCTCAGTGACCTAAGTTCATCGTTAATAAAAATTAACGTATTTTCGCGGATCCAGCATTTCCGGTTGAGTGCTCTCTTCAGCAAGCCCGATTTTCCTGGTCGGGAGTACTTACGGGTAATAGCAGTGTTGGACCCCTATAAGATACCATCTACTTGATCTGGTGCAGAGACTCTACGTCACCCACCTTCGATTACCTTTAGTAATCTTCGGTGCCGTGATAACACGGACTTGGTCGCGCGGACCGCAAGGTGTAGCTTCAATAACTAATTTAGATTAGTCAAACGAGTATATGAAACATAATACATACTATCAAACAATCCTTAACATCCAAAACTTTAACCTCATC